GCAGGAATTGTCCGTCGTCAGTGAGCCCGCATTCGAGTCCAGCGTAATTACCCAAATAGCAGCCAGTAACGATGAGAGTATCCCACAAACAGAACCCGAAGCAGATGTAGTATCAGAACCATCACAGGAAAAGGATGAAACCCCAATGAGCGAAACAAAAGAAAATTTGACAATCGAAGCTAGCGAAAAAGTTGAAAAACTTTGGGCATCAGCTCGCAAAGAAACAAAACTGCCAACAGCTGCCGAATACATTTCTGCATTCTGTGTTGGTGGCGACAAATTCCAAGCAATGCGCGAAGCGATCCGCGCCGCAGCTCCAGACGTAATCACAACTGACATTCCAGGTATCTTGCCATTGCCAATCGTCCAACCGACGTACAACAATTTTCAAGGACGTAGGCCTGTAGTTGACGCTGTTGGCGCTCGAGCAATGCCACAATCTGGCAAAGTATTTATCCGACCAAAAGTTACAACACACACATCAATCAGCGCACAAGCCACAGAAAACTCTGCGCTTGATGACGGCACATTTGTCGTGTCCGATGAGCAGGTCACAAAAGGCACGTTCGGCGGCTTCGTTACTTTGTCTGAACAATCAATCGACTGGAGTACCCCCGAGGTAATCGGTTTAGTTTTGGATGACATGGCAAGAATTTACGCCAATCAAACAGACAACAAAGCAGCCGATGATTTAGTTGCTGGTGCAACAGTCACCGAGGCATTCGGTAACGATGCAACAGACCCAAGCCAATGGTTAGATTTTATTTCGGCAGCAGCGCAAGAAATTTTAACGGGATCTAACGGCAACTTGCCAACGCACTTGTTTGTCTCACCAAATATGTGGGGTTACTTACTTGGACTTTCAGACACTTCAGATCGTCCATTGTTTCCACAAATCGGGCCAATGAACGCATTTGGTAATCTTGCTCCAGGCCAAGTCAACGGCGTAGCGTTCGGATTACAAGTTGTGGTAGATCGCAATTTTGCAACCGACACAGTTATTGTTGGTGACGCATCTGGCTTTGAAATCTTTGAACAGCAAAAGGGCGCAATTAGTGTTGACGTACCTTCAACGCTTTCGAGGACTTTGGCATTCCGAGGGTATTTTGCAACCTTGATGATTGATGACACTAAATTCGTCAAGGCTACGTTCTAATCGAAGGGCGGGCAGCCGTCCATGACAATCTATAACGTCTCAAGCAAACAGCTGTTAGACAACTACGCCGTTTTACAAACGCTAGAAAATAACGAATTTGCGGTAGGTGCTGAAATCATTGTTGCCACAGTTGGCGGCGATTTTGACGGCACATTCAACATTCATGCAGTACCCCAATATTTATACACGGGCATAAACGATGAAGGATTCCCAACCTACGATTACAACATCCCGATCAGCAACCAGGTGCTATACATCTGCACGGGTGACGATGTTGCCCGCGTAGCCACCAACGCTGGCACGATTGACTACTCGAATGTCTGCACATGGATTGACGACGACGACATTGCCGATTGGTTGGGCATAGCCGTCGCAACGGCAGCCGACGAAGCATTCCTAATCGTGTGTGCAGCTGCCGCTAACGCTTTTGTGTTCAGACGCAGACAAGAAAACAACTACTTTGATTCGCCAAGCGTCGTCCCAAGCTCGGACGTGAAACTTGGAACGATTATGTATGGTGGAGCGCTTTACCGCCAACGCGGATCAGCTGGATCAGACTTCGCAGCATTCGACGGCATGGGCGTCGGCACAACAAACGGATTATCCGCAATGGTCAAACAGTTATTGGGAATCAATCGCGCTGTGGTTGCATAATGCCCGCCGCATACACCGATCTATTTAACACCGCGCTAGACGATCTGGCGGACTTTCTTGCCGAGGTATTGGATTTGGTAGTTGTCACGGATCCCCGAAACATCGCTCCGCCGTGTGCAGTAATTTCCCCATGCAGTTTTGAAGCGTTTAATGACAAAGTTGCCGACCTTACATTCCCCGTACAAATCATTACGCTCGGGCCAGCAAACCTAGACGCACAACGATCCTTGCTTAACTTGGCTAGCAAAGTGTTAGGCAAAGGCGTAGCGGTCACATCTGGACGCCCAACAGCTATCGAGTACGGCAACGGCGTTTACCCCGCATACGAATTGACCGTCAAAATCACAACGAAAACCAACCCGTAAAGTCATATCCACAAACCAACCAACAAAATATGCTAAAACTATAAAAGACAAAAGGACTCAACATGGCAATCACATATCAAAACAACCCGACGTTCACAATTGATTCAGTCGATCTAAGCGCATGGACTACAGCTGGCAGCGTAAACGTGGTTTACGAAACTCTTGATAAAACAACCTACGACAACACCAGTCGATTGATGACATCAGGTTTAGGCAATCACACCGCAACGATCACATTGTTCATGGACTATTCGGCAGCCGCAACTTACGCAACTTTGAAAGATCTTGTCGGCACAGCAGTCACAATTGTTTATCAGCCAGCAGCAGGCGCACAGACAGCCACAAACCCAGGGTTCGAGTTGGTCTCAACTTATCTAGGCGAGTTACCAGTCCTTTCAATGTCCCTTGGAGAGCTACAGTCAATAGACCTAGAGTTCGTGGGCGGGGTTTACACAGAATTAAATTAACCAATAAGCGGTCTTTACCGAGAAGGACACACAATGGCAAAAGTTAAATTAGAAATAGATCTAGATAACGGCACACCGCCATTCGAGGTTTACACAACCTTGTTTGCAATTTGCGAATGGGAAGAAAAGTTTAATCGCAAACTTACAGACGGACGTCCGCTAGGTGCGGCTGATTGGGCATTCTGGGCTTACACAATCTTAAAATTGCGCGGCGAAAAAATGCCAGACGATTACAAAGACTGGCTAAAAGAAAACCCTGGGCTAGACGTAACGCCAGTCATGGACAACACAAACCCAAACCCTACGGGCGGGGAACTTACCGAAGGCAACTAGCAGAATTGCTGGTGTCAGTAGGGTGGTGGCCACCGCAGATCGAGTTTGGTTATCGTGATCTGGTTACTGTTATAACCGTGATGAAAAAACAGAACAAAAAACGATAATGCCAGTCAGCGCAAAAATCGAGGTTTACGGTCTTAAAGATGCGTTAAAAGAGTTAAACAAACTTGACCCGACTCTACGAAAACAAATAACTAAAGACGCCAAAGAAGTCGCAAAGCCTGTTGTCTCTGACGCTCAATCAAAGTATCCCGTGACGATTCTTTCTGGCATGAAATACAACTGGGTTCAAAAAGGTAAACAAAAATTTCCATACGATCAGGCTCGAGCGCGTAAAGGCGTAAGCGTCAAAGTAGATACAGGCAAAAGGAATGTCGGCACAATTGTCATAATTCAAAAAGATCCAGCGGCAGCAATTATTGACATGGCTGGCAAAAAAGGCGGAACGTCCGCGCAATCGGATCGTTTTATTTCGGCATTAACAATGATGTTTGGTATGCCTTCGCGCGTTATGTGGCCTGCATACAATTCGAATGCTGATGCCGTACAGAAAAATATGGTTGAATTAGTGGAAACGGTAATGACTGCCGTCGGACGGAAACTGGTTTAACTATGGCAATTCGAATACCGATAATAAGCGAATTTGACGGAACTGGACTTTCCAAAGCCACGAAAGAATTTCAGTCACTTGAGGGCGCTGGCGCTAAAGCGGGCTTTGCATTAAAGAAAGCGTTTTTGCCAGCTGTTGCGGTACTTGGCGGAATCACAGCTGGTTTAGGTATGGCAACCAAAGCAGCCGTTGAGGATCAAAAAGCCCAAGAATTATTGGCTCAACAGTTACGCACAAGCGCGGGCGCTACCGATGAAGCAATAGCCAGCAATGAGGAATTCATTTCTGGTTTGTCTCGGGCATATGCAGTTGCGGACGACGATTTGCGTCCAGCGATGTCGAATCTAGTCAGGTCAACTGGATCGGTTGAGGCCGCACAAGATTTAATGGCGACTGCGTTAAACATAAGCGCAGCCACAGGGAAAGACCTTGAAACCGTAACAATGGCTTTGGGCAAAGCTTTTAACGGCTCAACTGCCGCATTAACAAAACTTGATCCGTCGCTTAAAGGTGTTATCACATCCGAATCAAGTATGCAAGAAATCACCGACGCGCTAGCTACGTCGTTTGGTGGCGCTGCAACTACCGCAGCCGAATCATTTGAAGGCCAGATG